AAACTTATCAAATCCGCGCTCACACGCTCGTACCATAAACTCGTTGGCCATTAAAAAATGAGCATCATCTATAACAAGCGTTGTAATATCAGATCGCCTTTCATCTATTGCTTTTATCCAATTAATTATAGACTTATAATCATCCGAACGATAAAAATTTTTTTTCTCTAAACTATAATTTTTTTTATAGCCTTTAAAAGGTAACGGCTTATCTAGCACTGATATAATAAAAGTAGATTTTGGATCTAAATTCCTCAAGGAAGTGGATTTACCACTTCCCGATTGTCCTATCACGAGAACTGTATTAGACATTAAATTCTCTCCTTTATAACAACCGATGCCTTACCTGGCTTCTTATCAATCAAATCAATCAACACATAACGAACCTCTTCGGGTGCTTCATTCATGTATTTATCGCATAATCTTTTATCAATCGTATAGGATACCGATTCTTTTATGGGATTAAATTTAGATGGGATATTAAATTCCCGTGATTCATAAGCTTTTTTGTTTAATGAATAAATAAAAGGAGTTTTTACCTCAAGCTTCCATACACCATATTCATACGTTTTTTGACCCTCATGTTCGTGTTCAAGAGCTCCAATAATCAAACCAGTAAGCTCTTCTTTTTTTAAAGAAAGCTTAGCTAACTGCTTATTTATTTTATCTAATTCCTTAACACTTTCTACTAAACATTCTTCCTGCTCGTTTATATTGCCATAATTATTCATTGCTATACCTCTTTACTTTGTGTAGTTTGCGTCGGTATTGACGTAAATACATATTACAATAAATATTGCGTGTTAGCAAGCATTATTGTAAACTATTTTTAAATAATAATTAAGGGGAACATATGACACCGCAGCAGGTATGGGATTATTACGGCAATAGCTATCGTTTTATGAAAAAAACGGGTATGTCGGATGCGACCTTGCGTAATTGGATGAAATGGGGGTTTGTTCCTATTGAATCTCAGTTCAAATTAGAAAGAATAACTAATGGAGAATTGATGCATGATATTACACATTTAGATCAGCCAGATCCCGAAATTATTGCTTTTATGGAAATTAAATCAAAAATAGTTAAATTAATGTTTTCGATGACTGATAAATATGCAGCACCGGGAAGTGCTTTATATCCTGGTTTTGGCCAAATATTAGTAAATGCTTTGAGCGCATGCGTTAATGAGGTTAAATTGCAATTTAAAATTAAGGATGATAAATGAAACAAAATGATAAACTTATTAAAGAAACAAAAGACACGTTACATTCTATTATTAAATTTTTTGAGCTTCTTTTATCTGATTTAAACGGGAAAAATCCTGAGAAAAACACTCAAGCTTTTTGGTTTACTTGGATGATTAGCCGTTATATTCGTGATTCCTTAACAACTGATATTGCTAAAGAAATGATAAAACTTCGTGAAAAACACCCCAATCAAACTGAAAAAGACATCCACTAAAGGATCTAATATGGACATAGAATTGCGATCAAAAGCTCAAGAACTTCTGGAATCCCTAGCTAATTCAATTCATGATAGATCTTCTGATGTTAGTCAATTTTGTTTTAGTATTGCTGAAATACACATAGTTGAAGAATGGGTTAGAAATATATTAATTGAAATTGAAAAGCCCGAATGTGGAGAGACATAACGGGCTTTTGGTATCATCTTATCTGGGAATTATCTAAAAAATTACAACAAGGTGAATATAACATGAATTTTGAAATAGAAAAGCTACCAGCATTTGTCCTGGAAAACAAATTTGTTGAGCAAATAAGGGATTTGCGAGTGCTTGGCATTTATACATTTTGTAAAATGTTGATGGAAAAAGGCGAATATAGTGTTTGCGTGATTATTGATAAGATGAAGGAACAGTTTTTTATTGAAGACAAAGAAATGTTAGACTCTTTGAAAATAATTATTGAAGATTTAATTTTATTTATTATGATAAAACAAAAATAAGTTTAGGGCATCCAGCCCAAAAACCCAAAGCCTGCAAGCTTCTGGGTGAATCCATAAATAGTCGTAGCTGACAACTAACAGAGGAATTGTATCATGTCTGCACCAAAAAAAAACCTAAACAAAGAAATTATTGCTTTATTTTCCGGACAATCCTCTACTTTTACAACCCCCAAGCTTTACGTTCAACTTACAGGAAGTCAATCCCTTGGTCTTATTCTTAATCAAATAATTTTTTATTCCAATAAATCCACCACATGCAAAGATGGTTGGTTTCACAAAGATTATGAGGAGTGGTTTGAAGAAATTCTTATCCCGGAACGTACCCTCCGTCGAAAATTTTTCAAACTCGAAGAAAAAAACTTAATTGAAACTAAAATTAAAAAAGTGTCAGGCCTTAATACGCTTCATGTGCGACCCAACATGGATCATATAATAGAACTAATTTCAATCATGTTGGACACAGACTGCCCCAACCGGCCACTTTGGCCGAATGGGTTAACTGATGTACAAAAAACCTGTACAAAAGTTGCCCCAACCGGCCACTTTGGCCGTTCGGAACCGGCCACTTTGGCCGTTTCGGAGGGTTCTATCTCATTATATACAGATGATTACTTACATAAGAAACTAACTAACTGCGAAAGTAGTAGTAGTTTTATTTTCTCAGAAACTTTAGACCGCGATATGGTCTTCCAAAAGCTAGAACGTGATAAAAGAACACCGAAAGAATTTTTATTGGACATTAAAGATCATGTTGAGAATCACAGTGATAAGAAATTTCCTAAAATCCAGCGTGCCCAAGCTGCTATTAAATTATTGAAAAAACTTAAATATGAAAATGTAATATTCTGTGTTGCTGGAAAATCAAGCCCTGGAAATCAAACACAATTAAACAAAATAGAAACACCCGAAGAAAAAGTCGAACGATACCGTCGTGAACGTGAGGAAAATATGAAAGCTCATTGAGTTTATAATCATGGACGATTATGAATCCTCAGAACCTGGGATGCTTAAGCAATATGCCCACCTAAAAGGAATGGCAGATTGTATGCCAATTATACGGAAATTATTAGGACTCTCAGAATATGGACGAATCCCAACCAATACCGCTATCGGTAGAGCAGTGCAAAGATTTATTGAGAACGATAGCAAAAATGATGTGCATAAAAGCTGAATTAATTAGCACCCGTCTCTTGAGCAGAGAAGATAAACAGGATATGTTATCGGGCTTACTTCCTATTGAATCTTTGATCTGCCATGTCAAGGTTTGGAAAGAACATGGAATGTATAGTTATTCAGATGGCTCAAATTTGCGTTATAAGCCTCCTGAAAAATTACCAATGCAAAGGTATAGGGGTAATGGTAAAAGTGGCTAGGATTTGAAATTTTGCGTGTAGAAATGGATTTTATTAACATATTTTAGGATGATTAAATGCAACAAGGAAAAGTGAAGTGGTTTTCAGAGGCTAAAGGTTTTGGTTTTATTGAATCGGAAGGGAAGGATTATTTTGTACATTACAAAGAAATTCAAACACCTGGATTTAAGACATTACACGAGGGCGATAAAGTATCTTTTGAATCTTTTACCACCCAGAAAGGGGTTAGCGCAAAAAACGTGGTTATTGCGAAATAGAGGTGGCTGGGTAATATAATTTTTCTATTTCTTTTCGCAGTCCATTTTCTAAGTTAATAATTCTCATTAATTTGCTATCGTTTGAATCTCTGGATTGGAGTATAAACATCAAACCTCCATGTAATTTTCCTAGAATGAAACTCGAATTAAAGAGCATATCTTCGGCTGTTATTTCTTTTTCTTTTTGCATTGCAGCACCTGCATTCATCAAAGCGCGATTGATAGTAGCAACGCTTTAAGGGATTATAATTCATCAAAAATTGATGTCCGTTAAACAAGCATTTTATTCGTTTAAGCATTCCCTGCCTCCTGATTATTATCTTGCCAAATAACTTTATCATAGCTCGCTAAATAACTTCTACAAAAATCAGCAAAGGACTCAGCAGCATACGGGTGTATTGGCTCGTCACATACTATCGGTTGACCATCTTCTCCATCTATTTCTATCTTAAAACCTAGTTTATTAGAGCGCGAAACCCATACATCTAAGTCTTGGGACATGAGCTCATAGAGTGTGATTGTTGATATTGTTTTCATTTAAAATCTCCCGGAAACATGTTTATCTAATGCTCTAATTAAATTCTTAGCTCCTATGTACAATTGGTCTATATCCTCCTGCTTTATGCTTAGTTTTGTTTCTGTTTCGGCTATGCCTACTTGTGTTGATGATAGATAATTAAGCGTTACATGATAATTACCCCCGTCAAAGTCTCCATCAAAATCAATGTCTATGGTGTAGTTAAATGCTAGGTCTAGTAGGTTCATTTTTAGTTATCCTCTATTATTGTGTAAAATCTTGCTTCGCTAGAAAAAAGTACTTTTCCTTTGTTGGTATTAAAAATCCCTTCTTCGTACTTATACTTGATGAAAAACTCGTTATTTTCTAAATCGTAAAGGGTATTTCCATATTTAAAATCATTTTCGGTTGCTTGCCTTGTCTTCATTTTTATTTACCCCTTAGTTAAGTTGATAAAGTGACTATAGCAACAATTATTGCATATAGCAAGCGTTATTGTAAAAATATTTAATACAGGATTTATCAACAGATTTTGTGGATAAATAAATTTTGTGCTATCTTTGGTGTACGGAGCAGCAATGCGAAGGCGCCAATCCTGGTTTCGTGCTAGTTAGGGTGTGAGAGTCGATTGGCCGTGTAGCCTTCTTTGGGGTGAAATTCCCCTCGATTCGCCACAATTATTAATCGATTAATAATGACAAATCACAGGGAGTGATAAAATGAAAGAATCAAGGACTGGTGTTACAGATTACACCACTGATTATGCTGATGAGGGCAATACGCATTACAATGGCGTGCCGTCTGAGTATGGTCGTTTAGTTGAAGAGCAAAATAAAGAACAGCCACAATATTGCGAACCTGGAAGCGTTGACGGTGGCTTGCGTGGTGAAAAGAGAAACGAACAAGCAGGGCCGTAATGGTATTGCGGGACTATAAAAGCATTAAAGTGTGCGATTTGGTTAAATATAATTCTAATTCGCGCACACATTCTATTGAACAAATAGCTAAAATTATACGCTCTATTAACGAATTTGGTTTTACCAATCCTCTACTTATAGATGAACACAATACTATTATTGCAGGTCATGGGCGTTTAGATGCAGCGTTAGAAGCTGGATTAACTGAATTGCCTTGTATTGTATTGCCTGGTTTGTCTGATGCACAAAAGGCTGCATTGGTTATTGCCGATAACAAGATAGCATTAGATGCGGGATGGGATAATGATTTACTTGTATCGCAATTTAATTATCTTAAAGAATTTGATTATGACATTACACTAACAGGGTTTGACCTTGATGAATTGATTGATATCTTTCCTGAAGATTTACCTGAAGTATTTTGCGATGAAGATGATTGCCCTGGTGTTCCTGATGAACCTATAACTAAATTAGGGGATGTTTGGTTGCTTGGCGATCATAGACTTTTATGTGGTGATAGCACTGTTCAAACAGATGTCGACAATCTCTTGGATGGGCAGCAGCCAAATACGATGATTACTGATCCACCGTATGGGGTCAAGTATGAAGCGGACTGGCGCTCCAAAGCGAAAGGGTCAAAGAAGACCGAACGCGAAGAGAACTCGAACCTTAAAAACGATGACCAAGCTGATTGGTTTGATGCTTATGTGTTATTTACAGGTTCTGTGGCCTATGTCTGGCATGCCTCTGCCTTTACAGACGTTGTTATGGACGGTTTACGCAGGGCAAATTTCGATATTAAGCAGCAGATTATTTGGAATAAGAATGTCCACGCTCTCTCGCGCTCTGACTATCATTGGAAGCATGAGCCTTGCTGGTATGCTGTCAAGAAATCGGGAGAGAGAAATTGGAAAGGCGGACGAACACAAATGACGGTTTGGGATGTCCAGAGTGTCAGCTGCGAGAAGGACAAGACAGCACACCCGACTCAAAAACCCGTAGAGCTATTTACACGCTCCATCGTACATCACACCAATCCTGGAGAGTATGTATACGACCCGTTTGCCGGATCAGGTACCTTAATGGTAGCGTGCGAGAAGTCAAATAGACGTGCGTTGATGATAGAATTGGATCCAAAGTACTGTGATGTTATAATTAAAAGATACGAAAACTACACCGGCAAGAAAGCTGTATTGGAGGAATCATGTTAGCGCACGAACCAACTGAAAAAACACGCGCCGAAGTATGTGCCTTAGTTAGCTTCGGTAACGTACAAGAAGAGATTGCCAGCTATATGGGTATATCCGTAGATACGTTAAGCCGTCATTACCGCGATGAACTAGATAATTCTGTAGTACGTGCTAATGCTAAGGTAGCAGCTAAACTATACCGTAAAGCAATCGATGGTGATGATATTAAAGCCCAAATATTCTGGCTTAAAACACGGGCTAGATGGCGTGAGACAGACCATAAAGAAGATTATAAGGGATCTACAGATACCCTAGTTGAAAAACTAATTGATAAGCTGATTGAGTAATGACTATTAAACAAAAATTAATTAAGTTATTTAACAATAAAGATATAGCCCTGGGATTTGTCTTGGGATGCACGCTATCGGCTTTATTTATTTTTTGTGTTTCGATTTATTTTGATAGGATTTAAAGTTTAGGGATATGGAAGCGTCTTGCGCATATGATCACAATCGTGACCCTCTCGTATCCCTTTTTATAAGGCAATACATGTCAGAAGATAAACTTATACGCATACTTAAATCCCTCCCATTATTCGCTCAAAACTTCCTTGTAATCCACGATAAATCAGGCATAACACGTAAATTCGAATTTAACCGCGCACAAAAATATATCCATGAACGCCTTGAATCCCAATACCTAGCTACAGGAAAAATACGGGCATTAATCCTAAAAGGTCGTCAACAAGGCGTATCAACCTACGTGCAAGCCAGATTCATACATAAAATAGTAACCAAACGTGGTAAAAAAGGGTTTATCCTAACCCATTCATCCGATGCAACACGTGCCATATTCGGCATGACGAAACGGTATAGTGAACACCTACCTACAGAGTTCTTTCCAAAGCCCGATAAATGCAATGACAACACGCTTATGTACAACGGGATTGAATCAGGCTATCGCGTAGGAACTGCGGGGAACGCTGAAATAGGTCGTTCAATGACCAATCAGTATTTGCATTTATCAGAGTATGCCTTTTATAAGGATGCAGCGCGTATTAGCTTAGGATTATTACAAACTGTGGCTGAAATACCCGATACAGAAGTGATTAAGGAGTCAACCGCTAACGGAATAGACAATGATTTTTATTCCGACTGGCAGGAGGCTAAGAATGGCGCTAGCCGTTATCAGGCAATATTCGTGCCATGGTATTGGCAAGATGAATATTGCATTGAAGATCCCCTATTTAAGCCTATGGAAGAGGAGATTGAATGGCTAGAACAGTTTGGCGGGAATGGACTTAAACCAGGACATTTAAATTGGAGGCGTATTAAATTACAAGACTTCAAAGGCGATAGTGAACAAAAATGTCGTAAGTTTAGGCAAGAATATCCATTTACCGATGTTGAGGCATTCTTATCTTCAATTACAGATACATTCATCCAGGTTGAACACGTAATAAAGGCACGTAAAAATAAAGTCGATAGCCAATCTAATTTAGTTATAGGAATTGACCCGGCAAGAATGGGCGATGACCGAACGGCAATAATTAGACGAAAAGGACGGCGTGCATATAATTTGGAAACCCATTACAATATTGATACCATGGAGCTTGTTAGTATCATAAAACGTATGATTGAAAAAGAAACTCCCAGGCGTGTATGTATTGACTCAATTGGGATTGGTGCGGGTGTGGTAGATAGATTACATGAGCTAGGTTATAGTATTGTTGAGGGTGTTAACGTTGCCAGGCGCGCCATGGAACCGGATAAATATAGAAATTTACGTGCTGAATTATGGGATAGTATGCGAGATTGGCTAACACAGGAAATGCCCGTTGAAATACCAGATAGTGATGAATTACAGACCGATTTATCATCACTAGGCTATAAGTATGATTCTAGCGATAGATTGCTAATTGAGGGCAAAGAAGATGCTAAGAAACGTGGGCTATTATCACCTGATACATCCGATGCTTTAATGCTTACGTTTTACGGCGGTGAATATGTTAATGAGGGAGGATATGAGGTGAAGCGTTTGCCAGATAGCTTTGCAGGGAGATTAATTTGATTCAATGGATAAAAAATATTAGAGACCTCCTTAGCTTGTCCAAGCGCATAGGAATTATTGAAAGCGAAATAGCTGAAATGGAATGTAACCTTAAAGGACTTTCTGTTCATTATGGTTTAGAGTTTGAAAAGAAAATACAACAAATGACCTTTGATTACACTAAGAATCTGGATGATGCCAAGAGTGATTATTTAAAGCGGTATGTTGAGATACGGTTGGATTGTATGCAAAAAGAGATTAGCTGTTTAACATCAAAGATTGAGAAAATGGAAAATAAATTACAATTATTTATGATTGAATAAAAGAAGAATGATTTAAATTTAAGTATAGGATTTACTTAATATTACAAAGGATTGTAATGGCCAAATTGAATGAATCAATGGCCCGTCAAGCTCGTATTGCATGCGAGAAATGGCGAGGCTCCTTTAAGCGCAATATCGATGAATACCACATTATGCATACCTTTGTCTTAGGCCAGCAATGGACTCAAGATGAAGAGGATGACATGATTAAAACTTTCCGCAAAGTACCCATGACTGCCAACAAGCTTGGCACCATGTCTAACTCATTATTAGGTGAACAACAACAAAATACACCCCAACTCCAAGTCGTACCAATGACTAATTGTGATGAGGAGGTTGCCCACTTACGCGAACTAATCACAAAAGACATCATGTTCAACAATACAACTGCCACGGTTTACCAGGTTGCAGCTTCCCAAGCAGCTATTGGTGGTTTTGGTGCATTCTTAGTTGATACAGAATATTCACATGACAAATCCTTTGATTTAGACATTATCTATCGATACTTTAAAGATTCAACACGCTGCTATTGGGATATGGGAGCAGAGTCGGTTAACAAGACTGACGGAGAACATTGCGGATATGTATCGCGCATGACGCGCAAGAAGTTTCGTAAAGTATATGGTCGGGATATTGAAAAGAAGATTGGAAAAGAAGGAATTGCAGCAACGGAGGAAGAGGTTGCTTTAATTACTCAACCTGATAGTGATGGTGACGATCCGTTTAGCTGGTCTGATACGGAAGCTATTACCATATTACATCATTATGTGCGCAAATATGAGAAAGATACGCTTTATAAACTATCAAATGGTAACATTTTAAATCAAGATGAAATGGATGAATTGATTGAAGATTCGCGTGATATGAATCAACGTAATCACATGATGGAATTACAACAGCAATTAATGGGTCAACAAACAGCCCCGCAAATGCCAGGCATGATGCAACAACCAGGTCAAGAATCTAATCCTATGCAACCACGAAGGTGGATTGCAATCACCCGCTAACGGCAATCAAGAGATTGTGCCTCAAGAAAATGGTATGGATGTTTCGAAACCTGAAACCATGCAACCTATGGAAGACGAATCTCCCGATACCATGACGTTATGGCAGGATGGTCAGATTGTTCGTATTGAAGATAAGCGCCCTAGTAAACGTCATAAAATAATTCATTATAAATTTGCCGGGGAGTATGAACTTGATAAAACAGAATTTCCATCGGAACAGCTTCCTCTTGTTTTTGTTGATAACAATAGCTATTACGACAAAACAGGTAAACAAGTTACTAGGTCTTTCTTTGGAGACTGCAAAGACACACAGCGATACATTAATTACCTTAGAACACAATCAGCTTACATCCTTAAAGTATCCCGATACGATCAATGGATTGGTAGCAAGAAGAATGTGGCCTCTTTAGATACCCAAAGAAACTGGCGCGATCCTAACTCAACACAAGGCATGATCACTTATGATGAGTCACCTAGCGGTACAAAGCCTGAACAAATAAGGCCTCCTGAATTATCAGTCTCGCTATTTCAGCAATACCAGCTTGCCATTGAGGATTTATATACATCTACAGGGCTTTATCCGGCACGCATGGGGGATATGGGAAATAATGGAGGTGAGGCATCCGGTAAAGCGATTGATAGATGGCAAAGACAAGGCAGCTATGCCACTGAAATTTTCTCAAATTCGTTAAAGCGCGCTATAGAAACAGGAGGATGCATTGTTAATGAAATGATTCCCCGTGTTTATGATACAGAACGTGTTATGGCTTTAATGACACCTGATGAGGGTATGAAAAACATTACAATCAATAAAGAAACTGATGAGTATGGTGAAAAGGATGAGAATGATATACGTAAAGGAACCTATGAGGTAAGACTTAAGCCCGGTCCTAGTTATGAGGGTCAAAAACAAGAGGCATTGCAATCATTGCAGCAAGTACTACAAGCCGATCCCACATCCTTTAATCTTATTGCCGACCTATATGCCGATAACTTATCTCTCCCCAATAACCTTGAGATTAAGAATCGTCTTAAAACGCGGGTATCACCACAAATTATTGAAGCAGGTAAAACAGGCAAAATGCCACAGCAACCAGGACCATCTCCTGAGGAGCAACAAATACAATTGCAGGCTCAAACCCAGCAACAGGTAATGATGATGAAAGGAAAGGAGTTAGAACTCAAAGACAAAGAAATACAACTTAAACAACAAGAAATCATGATGGAGGCGCAATTCAAAATACAAGAACTGGAAACAAAACGACTTGAAACGGCAGGAAAGTTACAAGAACAGGAGCTTAGATATCAATCTGAAACACAGCGTACGCAAGCCGATACCGCTATAGCGCACGCTGATAATTTAGTGAAAATATTGACGCATAAGATACCCGATTTAAAGGAATAGATACATGCCTACAAGTAACATAGATGAACTATTAATTGGTGGTAAAAGTAATATCCATCCAGAAACACCAGAGCATTCAGATGCAACTAAAGAAAATACGGCAATGGGAGATATTGAAGGGGATGCGCCTGATTATGGAGAAGATGAACTCGATGTTGAACCTAAAGCTACTGAATCAGATCCTGAATCTCAAGAAGAGGAAGAACCCAAAGAAAAGTTAAAACAAACTGATGATTACGGAAATGAAGAGGAGCCTGTTAGTGATGTAATACGCGACCGTCTTGCACGCCAGGCACGTAAACATGAGGCTGAAATTAATGCACTACGAAGCGAGTTAGCAGCCCAAGGTGCAAGTCGCGAGGTTCAAAAAGCAGCTAAAGACTTTGAGTACGATCCTGAAAGCTCAGGCGATTGGCAGCAACAATTAGCTAGTTTTGTAAAGCAGACTGTTAATACCATGGGGCGTGAGGAATCTGAAACGCGCCAGCGCCATGAGGATATGCAATTACAACAGGAGTTTGAATCTAAGTTTAAGACAGGAATGGAAAAGTTTGGGGATTTTGTAGAGGTGGTTTCTGCATTACCTTTTCAAATTAGCAATCCTATGACGCTTGCAACGCGCGCTATGAAAGACCCGGCAGCGTTTCTTTATGCAGCAGC